TTTTTCACCCTGTCAGCAATTTTTTCCATTGTGCGTCCACCAAAGTAAAACGACATTACCAGCATTCCCCATTGGCCCAACAACTCAACATAAGCGCCACGGGTTTCATATTCAAAAATGGATGCAATAGCAAACCCAGAATAGGCCACCAAAAGAAAAACAAGGGTCAAGGGGCGTATATTTTTGCTCATCCATGAGTCACTAGCCATGTCAGCTTTTAAACGCTCTGTAAGGTTGTTTTGCTCAACCTCAAACAACTTGGTTTCGTTAGCCATTTTTGCCAACTCACCGTCTTGAGCCATCTTTTGCAATTCAAGCTGCGCCTTGGCTTTTTGTTCTGGGTCAGGGATTAGCTTGTCAATTAGCTTACCGCCAACTTGTAAAAGTGCGTCTAGTCCAAGCATTTCATTCCCCTTTATCAAAAGACTGGGATAACTTGATCCCTGCTAACAGGCCAATAAAGCCACCCGTGATGGTTTGCAATACAGGCGTAATTTCTTTAAAGATTTCTGCGTTGTCAACGTCAGCAGAATACAAACCCAACAATAAAGCAGAAATGATGCCCAACATCACTAAACACAAAGTTGCTGTAACCATCAGGGTCACAAAAAATGTAAGTTTGGCTCTTAGATCGTCCATGTTTCCCTCACACTAATCTATCAATTTCACGTTTCAGATTGTTTATCTGAATGTTTAGCGTCACTTGTCTCATTCTGTACTCGTAAATCTCATACTCGTATTGATGAAACTTTTTCACTTGCTGATCAATTTGAACTTGCACAGCCCTTTCAGCATTCATGCGCTCAACTCGTTTTATAAAAACTTCTTGCTGCATCATTGCTTGGGGCTGAACTATCGGATACCACTTGTCAAAGCTGATCCTCATTTTTTCTCTCTTTCTACTGCTTTCGCATAATAGTAGAGAATTTTTGATCTTAGTTCAGAACTATCGGCAACACCAGCCCACATTGCCAAATTGTTCCAAATGGCAAGTAATTGGTCAGTTGTGCATGAATCGCCATTTACCGTAAGCCATTGAGAAAGCCTTAGATGCCTTTCCGATGGATTACCAATCCAACTCAGACCGTAAAAGTCTGCTGTGACGCATTTCTGTTGAGCCATAGCGATCAAACAAGCCGCCATCAGCCCAATCAGAAGCCATTTCATTTTGACCAGTAATGAGAAATGTATCCAAAAACTGTTGATATAGCAGACACAAAAGCCATACCCATCCAAAAACCGCCACGGCCTTTGTTTGCCAATTCAACAAGGGTTTCAAGTTGGGCTTCCATCTTGTCAATCTTGGCTTCCATTGATTCAACTTTTTGCCAAAGAACTCCATATTTGACCAAATCAATGTCAGACATATTCACGCCTTCTGAATAAATGCCAAAGAGTAATACAAAGGCAAGTTTGTGCCACCAGAACTAGCAACAGCGGAATCAAAACCGCCTGTGTTGCCAACAGCATAAGAATTACCAGAGCCGACCACGAAGCGATCACGCAAGTCTGGTGTGCCATTTTGACCATTGCAAAGGTAATAGCCCGTTGGAATAGCACCAATAGAGCCTGACCACATAATGATGCCACCAGAGGGAACGGGGTTGGCACTAGCGGTTGAGCCAGGTATGCCATAAAGGTTGTCGTAAGTTGCAATCTGAACTGCGCTTGAGTCAGTCAGAATGAACTTGTATGAGTAACCAGAAGTCAACCAAATCTCTTGTGGAGGGCGACCATCAGTTCCCAATTGAATGGGATTGGTGTTGGCAATATTACCCTCAGATGTTGTGTAAGTGGCAAGAGGCGTGCTTGAGCCTGCTTGGTAGGTGTAGATGTACCCACCATTTAAGGGAACGCCTGTGTTGGTAAAGAATTGGAAACCGTTACCAATTGGGGAAAGATTGACTGCCATGTTTAGTCCTTAGTTAAGCCACCATAAGGACTTACGGCTTCTCTCGCAAATCCTTCTTTGTTTAGTTTACCCATCCATTGTTTACCAAGTGAAACAGCGGGAATGGATGCGCCTTTTGTTAAAGCAGCCAGTTTAGCTTCTGTCGCACTTTGAATGCCTTGTTTAGCAAATTCACTCAACATAGAACTAAACGAATTTGAATAGTTAAATGTACCTGTTTTTGGCATACCAACTTTGCTAGAAAGCGCTGTCAATTCCAACAAATCTTGCATACCTTGTGGGCCAAGAGCCTCTTGCAAACGACCTTTATTGTCATTGATGTAGTTTGCCAAAGTTTTGGGATTAAGGTCTGGAATATCAGTTGCTAACCCTGCTTTACGCATAGCATTTCGCAATTCACCAGCAGCCATTGCTTGCACCGCTTGTGGATCGTTTGCCAACTCAGCTTTCATTCTGCGGATAGATTCAGGTGAACCTTTGGTGACAAACTTATCATGGAATTTTTCAGCATTAAGGCTTTCACCTTGTGCAGTTAAATCTTCCAAAGTGCTTGCCTCTTTGACTGCTGCTTTATATGCAGGGTTAGTCTTAATAACATCCATACGCTCTTTGTTAAGAGAACGTGCGTTATCAGCCAATGCTTTAAGTTGCATAGCTTGTGGGCTTCCACCTTCCTCACCAAAAATAGGAAGTTTCTCTAATTGATCACGAACAATGTAAGCTGCTGCCCTTGCGTTGCCATTCGGACTGGCACGCATTTCATTAGCCAAGTTTGTGCGTAATGCTTCGTAAGCCTCAAATGTTGGATTGCTGTAAAAATCCTTTAGGTCACTTGCAATTGATCCTGACAAGTGATTTGTTTTAAGATTTTTAGACAAATCAGATTTGATATTTTTATCAAGCGTTTGAATATCAATAGGAAACTGACCACCGTTAGCTTCTTCCAAAGCCTTGTAAGCCTCAGAAATAGCATTTTTACGAATTTGATCTTTAGCCGCCAAAGCATTGATTTGAATTTGTCCAATAGAACTTGGATCAGTTTCAAAAATGTCGGGGGCATTGCGTCTAATTGAATTTTCAAAAGCGGCTTTAAACTGCTTTGGTTGTTCGTTGAAATGCTCACCCAACGTGCTTGTTTCTCCTCGCTTATTCCACTCTTGAGAATAAAGACTTGTGTCGCCTGTACGTTGACCACGGGTCAAATTAACGCCATGTTTTTCTTCAAGACTGCGAGTCTCCAAAGCAGGCAAATCAACAGCCCTTGGATTTTTGCTTGCAATATGTGCCTGAAGTTCAGGACTGGCTTGAGCAAGCGCAGCGTCAATATTGCCACGCAATACGTTTTCAGGCATAGCCGCAGCCGCACCAGCGCTTTGCATTCCGCTTGGCGCTTGAACTGTTGGTTGGCCTTGTTTAGTGGCTAATTGTTGTTGCATTTGTGAACGTACATCACCCGCAACCTCTCTAGCAACATTGACCCCTTTAGCGCCATATTTGCCAACAGTAGGTGCAAGACCAACCATAGCTGTGCCAAGCATATTTTGTACATCAGGAAGTGGCAAACCAGTCTTTGCTGCAATAGCTTCAGCAGTTGGCTGAACACCATTTTTGGCAAATGCTTCCATAGTAGAACGCAAAAGTTCTTGTTTATAAGCAGGGCTTTCTGTGCCTTGACCAACACCTAATGCACCCAAAGTTTTACCAAATGGATTTTCAAGTGTTGATGTAACTGCTTGACCCATTTGAGCCGCACGCTCTGGAGTGGTAAATGGTCTAGCAACTGCTTGAACCACTTGACCAGTTTGAGGCAATATTCCACCAATTGTTTGGTCAGCCAATGATGCGCCACCCAAAGCCAAGTCACGCAAGAAATTGCCTTCTTTGGCTCTTTCACCGCCAGCCGCTTGCGCTTCAGGCGAATTGGCTTGCTGTGCTTGAATAGCCGCTTGGTTGCGCATTGGGCGATAACCAATAAAAGGCTTTGTCAAGTCTTGCTCTTTAGGCGCTTGCTCAGCTTCTGGGCGTGTAAAGAAAGAAGCCAAGCCACCTTCAGATGGTGCTTGCGATGGCATCAAAACAGCGTGAACAGGGTCTTTTTTGCCCAATGGACGGTGAATGCCAAATTGATTTAAAAACGATTCTGGGACGCTTGTGCCAATGTCCACAGCGTTGCCTGTTTCGTGCAAGCTAGTGCCAGGCGCAGCCACCAAATTAGGGTTTGATTTGCGCTGATCAAAAAGGCGTTGCTGTTCTTCTTTAGTCCTAAACCCGCTAGTGATGGGCATAGGTTTGCCATACTGCTTTAAATAAGCAGCCTTCGCTTGTTCAAGACGGTCAGCCAAATCAGGGCTTAAACCACCCTCACTTGGTGTCTCTGAACTAGGTCTGGTAAAGAAGTCAGCAAGTGCCATTATCGTCCACCGTTTTGTAATCGTTCAATGTTAGAGGCTTTTTCTTGCAAGTCTTTTAATTGGGCATCAGTCAAACCTTTAAGGAGTTTCTGTTGTTCCATTTTCTTTTGCATAGGCGTCATATTTGAATTCATGATGTTCATTGCTTTAAAGACACGAACATCATAATTGTCTGCCCATGCTTCTTTAAACTTGTCAGCGTGAACAATACCATTTAAGCCTTGATCTGTGTATCGCTTTAAACCCTTTTGGAATGCCGTGACAGCCGTGTTACTAGCGTCAGTTCTGTCCACAATTGCTTGTAAACCTTCACGGGTCAAATCAACATTACCGCTTGCGGCTTTAACGTCAGCGTCAGCCGCATCAGTCTTAGCACCCATTAACTTCATGTTTCGCAATTGTTGATCAGCCAAGTTCTTGCTAAGAATTTCAAGGTTGGGATCACCAGCCACCCATTTGCCTGCTTTACGGAAAAATTGGCCTGGCGCACTACCCGCAGCAGAACTCATGTAATTCTTGATTTGGCGTGAAGTTTCTTCACCTTCTTTGGCTTGATTCGCTGCTTCAACAGATTGCTTGATTAACGCATTTCCTGATTCCAAACGTGCTTGTTGGAATGTATTTAATTGTGGAATGCCACCTTGGGGAACTGGCATATCCTCAACAACAACAGGCTTGCGTTGTGGTGCATTTGCTTGCGATTGAACTTGTGGCGCATTGTTTTGTTGAGCATTTGGAAGCGTAACGCCTTCAGCACCAACAGGCGTAAGTGTTGGCTGACCACCTTGCACTTTGGACGGTTGTGCATAGTATTTAATACCATTGATTTCAACAATTGACGGGCCAAGCACATTAGGCTGAACATTACCCGTAAATTTAGCGCTAGGCGCTTGACCACTAATTCCTTGAGGCGTTGTAAGAATCTCGGCAGTAGCACCACCAATTGAAGCAAGGCCTGGTTTCTGAGCAAATGTCGTGCGCTGCGTTTCTTGTGGCAAAGCCATTCCAGCTTCTGTCAAAAGGTCTTGAGTAATGTGATCGCCTGCTTTTGCTTTTTTCAGCAAATCAATTTCAGCATTCAACAGTTTGTGAATTTCAGGATCATTAGGACTTCTTTTAATAAATCCTTCATAAGCCTTAATAACCTGTTGTGGATCACTTACACCAGCAAAACCTAATGCGCTTTTAACATCGGCAACTTGCGCCCTTTGTTGTTTATTTAGATTTTGTCGTGCTTCGGTTGCATCGCTTTGACTTTTATGAATTGAAGTCAATGAATTGATAACTTCAGAACCAGTCAACGGGGCAATCGTAGGAATGACCTTGTTGATCTTGTCCATGTCAATGCGACCATTGGTCTGCCAGTTTTCAGGATTGCTTGTGAACTCTTGCAACTTCAAACGCTCGTCATTCTTTTGACGCAAAACTTGATTCTCAATCTGCTTTTTCTCAAGTTCTAAAGGATTAAGTTGTTGGGCTTGTTGAAAGTTTTGAATTCCAGAAGCCATGTTGATCATGTCCCCAAGACTAGAAGTCTGGGGCTTGGCATAGTTCACGTTCATTGAAAAGTCAGCCATGATTTATCCTTATGTCGCTTTGAGCATAGAGCCAAGTAATGCAGTATTGCCAAGGTTACTCAAAAGTCCTGCGGTATTTGCGCCTGACTGAGTGGCGTTGCTTGCCAAGGCTGAACCAATACCCGTTGCCAAGCCTGCCGTGTTCAAACCGTACTGGTTTGCCGCATTGATGCCTTGACCAGCGCCTGTTGTAAGGTTGCTACCATAATTAGAAGCCAATGATCCAAGGTTAGAGCCATAGTTAGCACCAAGGTTAGCCAATTGACCCGCAGACGTAGAACCAATTTGAGCCATGTTTGACAAGTTGCCAAAGATGTTCTGACGTTGCGTATTAAAGTTATTGAACGCATTTTGGTAAGCATTACCCGCATAGTCTTGAGTATAGCGTTGCAGACCTTGAAGTGCATTACCACCCAAAGCGCCACCAGAAGCATTGCCTGCACGTTGGTTAGCCATTTGTCCTTGTAGCAATTGGAATGCGTAGTTAGGGGCTAAATTGGCGTTCAAATCGGCATTAGTGAATTGACGGGTCAAATAGTCTTTATTTGCCGCCAAGCCTGTTGCGCCCTGATTGCCAATGTCTTGGTAGGGTTGCTGATAGCCAACTTGTTGGTTATACAGATTTTGCAAATTGCTGGATGTGTTTTTGTAAATGTTGCCCAAGTCTGTGCGATTGGCAGCATTGATGTTTTGTGCATTTTGGTATGCGTTGGCAAGCGCAGAACCCGCTTGAGTGCCATATTGGTTGATCAGGTTTCTAGCGTCAGAAATACCTTGTTGATTAGCATAAGCGCCCAAACCACTACCAAGGGCTGACAAGCCCAATCCTGTGCCAAGGCTTGTTCCTAAAGCAGAAGTGAGTCCTGAACCAAGAGTCGAACCAAGCGTAGAGCCTGCCGCTGATCCTAATGTAGAACCAAGAGTAGAGCCTAAAAGTGATCCACCAGCACCAGTTCCTAAACTTGACAAAGTTGATCCCAAACCAGAACCAATTGCGCCTGCGCCCGCACCAAGACCAGTTCCAAGTGCCGCATCACCACCCAAAGTGCTTAATGCACCAAGCCCTGCGCCACCAGCAGTAAGGCCACCACCCAAAGCAGGGTTGCCACCCAATGCGCCCATGACACCGCCACCAGTTCCATACAGAGCCGCTTGTTCTGCCGCAGTCAATGCGCTAGTACCCGCAGGAATGCCGCTTAAACCCGCAAGGTCTGAACCAATAGCGCCACCTAAACCAGCAGCGCCTGTGCCATATAAAGATGCTGCTTCAGCGGCTGACAATGCGCCTGTGCCTGCGGGAATACCACTCAGGCCAGCCAAGTCAGAACCAACAGTTCCTAACGAACTTAATGAAGTGCCTGCTTCTCCAAGACCAGGCAAGCCAAAAGCCATGCCACCCGCTGCCAACAAAAATGGCAACATATTGTTGTCAACAGCTTGCTGAGTTCCTTGACGAACTAAATTGCCTTGTGCGTCATATTGGTTATATGCACCGCCAGTTTTGTTCTGATCTTCAGTATAGGAATAGATGTTTTGCAATGGGCCAATTTGCTGATCTTCACCACTTCCAATTTGCTGATATTCAGGTTGGAAGTAAGTGTCACCAACTTTCAATGTGCCACCTTGACCAACACCCGCAGCATTGAACACTTGTTCAGGGCTGACGTTGTATTGAGCCATTGCCGCAGCCAATTGGTCAGGCGTTGGTTTAGCCGCCAAAAACTGTCTAATTTGATCGTCACTCACACCGCCAACAGCCTGAGAAACAAGTGAATTTATTGTGTTGTCCATGACTTAAACTTTCTCAAACATTGTAATAAGGCACTTTGTAAGGCTTACCATTTACTGTGACATTCATAAAACCAACGGGTTGTGCAGGCAAAGTGGCAGAGCCAGCAGTTGCAGTTGTGGCAGAACTAAAGTTCAGCAAGTTAATGAAAAACTGTTGCCACGAACGTGTCGGACGATTAGTCGCCCCATCCAAAAACGGTGCTTGTGGATATGGGTTAACTTGCTGTGTGCTTGAAAGTCCAGGTGAAGCCATCAGTTATCTGCCCCTTGCACTTTAAGGTTTGCGGAAATGATCACAAAATTGACAGGATCAGTTACCGACACTTCAAAAATACGATCACGGGCTTGACCCAATCTGCGCCAAATAGCACGATTGCGGTACTTACCCATTTGACCAACGCTAGTCCAATGCTCATTTGACCATGTTGAACCACCATCGTTTGACCATCTCAGCATCGCTTGTGGATTGTCAGTAGTCTGCAAATTCATAGCCTGTTGAGTACCCAAAACATAAGTTTTAATGCTCTCAATACTCAATGTTGCGTCAGCCGTAATTGTATATGTATCACCCAAATAAATGGTGTTTGTGCTTGTAACTTGAGCAGGGCCAGACAAGCCTGTCGTCCCTACGCCTGGCTGAAACTGAATCTGCAACTCGTCAAAATACTGACGTTGGAACTCAGTCACCAAGTGTGGCGCTCTGCGTAATCTGCGCACATTCTGACCGTCATCTGTATAGTTTTTCTTGTCCAACTCATACAGTTTGCCGTTTTCATAGTCGCCAACAATGACTAGACCTTGGAATGTTGCACAGCAATTACCACGATGACGCTGATATGTGCTGTCAGTTGCCGTGTAAAGCCATTTGTGCCACATCTGAGTGGCAATGTCATAAGCCCATGTCAGTTCCAATGATGGGAAGCTGACCACATAGACTTCGTGACCTTCCAACTGATATGTCCACGCCACAGCATCGCCAACATATTGGTTAGCCAAAGTGTTTTCAACCGCATGGGTTGAAATGCGCTGTGGAATGTAGCCCTGCATTTGCATAATTTGGGCTTGACCACGGTTGTTTCGTGAAACATACGCAAATGAGTTACCCAAACGTGCCAAAGAGAATGGCGCAGCAATACCGTGTTGGGTTGATGTGCCTGGAATTCTCTGGAATGGGAATGGGACAGTTCCCACATCAGTCCAAACCTCAGACGAAATCTCACCCATCAAATAAACTTCTCGATGGTCAACAATCAAAGCCACTAAATCATCAGGTGCGCCATCTTTTAATGAATAGCTAGTCTGAGGCGAAATAGGCGACAAAAGGTCACTTGCGCCCCATTGTTGGGTTGTTGGGTTGTTATAAACAAAGTAATTGTCAATAATGTCAACGGTGTTTGCACCGCTAAATGCACCGTCAGTAGATGGCAAAACAGAAAAGTTCAAACCATACATAGTCACACCAACAGCAACGGTGCTTGATGTGCTTAAAGTGTATGTGCCTGTTCCACCCGTACCCGTACCCAAAGCCGTGATGATTGTTCCCAAGGTAACGCCTGCGCCCTGAACGGTCTGACCAACGTGCAACGTTCCTGTGGCTATACCAGAAACAGTCATGGTTGTGCCAGCAATTGTTGCTGTAAATCTAGCACCAACAGTTGCAGAATTCATTGATTCTGAGGCAACGGTTTGGCTTCGGTTAATGGTGTATGTACCCGCACCGCCAGTCCCTGTTCCAAGGGCTGTAATCACGGTTTCAGGCAAAATTCCAATGCCGTACAAAGACTGACCAATAGCAATTGTTCCACTAGAAACGCTACCAACGGTCAATGTTGTTCCACTTGTTGAGCCAGTAAACACCGCAGTTGCAGGGCTTGAGATATACCATGTGTAACGATAAGCACCGTCCACAATGTAAACATTGACACCGTTATCAGTAATCCGAACTATTCCTGTACTGGAATTGAGTTGACCAACAACAGATGGAACAAGGTTGGCTGTCAGGACATAGACATAAGGCCCACAAACAGCAACTAATTGATCACCGCCAGAAACCGCATGAAGCCCACGCACCTCTTGTTGATTAGGCAAAACCGCCTTGACGGTAAGACCAGGCGTTGGGTAAAGCGCAATTACCCCACGCTCACCTTGCTGTTTGGCAGGGTCAACTTCAGGAAAGAAATTGATGCACTCTTGAGCATCTTGATAAATGCTCGGTGCTTCGTAACTTGGGCCAACAAAACCGAAATCTGGCATGGTAGTCCCTTAAATAAAGCCGCCTGTAAGAATCCATCCCGCATCTTTGGCTTTACCCGTAAGCAGCGCATCAGGATAACGTGCCACTTGCAATGGCGACATATTTGTGCGTTTAAGGGTAGCTTTAGCCTGACCAGCATATTGCTGAATCATCGTTATTTGCGTTGCAGAGGCTTTGCCATACATAGGCATTAAACGCTCTGCCAAACACCATCTGAGAGCCATTGAGTAGCCTTGTGGCAACTGCAAGTCCTCATACATAGAGTCATAACGGCTGAACAAAGTATTGGCAAACAAGTGCAGTTCACCCTGTGATGGGCTAGGCCAAATGAAAAGATTGCCTGAATCTGAGCCTGGGTTAAAGTAAACCGCCTTGGGCCAAGGGCCGTTCAGCGTTTTCAAGCCAATCATTTCATAATCTTGGAGTGCCAAAACCGACATGGGGTAGTCCAAACCACCGCCTGTGATTGGCTGACCATTAGATGTTGTGTTTACCCGCACAAAAGCTGAATCAATGTTCAGAGGCTTTTGGTAATAAGCGGTAATAGTTGTGGAGGCAACAGACTGAGAAATGTTGACTTGGTATGTACCAGTCTCGTTAATATTGCCACCAGCGCCTGTCAAAAACTGAGTGATCTTTGTTCCCGCAGTAATTCCTGTGCCACTTAGCGTCTGACCTTGAGCCAAAGCGCCTGAATTGATGCCTGTCACGGTCAAAACATTACCCGTGATTGAGCCTGTGAAAGACGCACCAATGAAGTTCAGGGTTGAGGGGTTTGGGCCAATTGTGTATTGAGTTTGACCAGCAATAACAGGGCAAATGATCTCTGTGACATTGAAAACCATCATGTTTTCGTTTGACCATTGGTCAATCATGTCATTCATCATCTCAAACGCATCTTTTGCTGCGTCTGGTGTTGGCTGTTCACCCGCCTCCAATGCACCTATGTCTTTTAGCGCTCTAGTAACAATGTCATAAGGCACAGCCATAGTGATTCCTTAACTTAATCTGAATGTTGGAGGCTTCCAAGGCAGAGCAATTTCCTGTTGTTTTTTGACAGATTCAAGTTGCTCTAATAGCCTTGATTTTATGCTACTTACCCCATCTTGGGTAGTGCCTTCATCAATCCATTTTGCAACCATTTCCTCAGTCACATCGGCTGTTGGGATTGTTGCGTTTTCAGCATCAAAGTCCCAATAGCCTTCAGTCTCAATCCTTAGATCGTCCTCGATTAAAGAAACATGATATTTAGCCTGAACAATGGCTTTATCATCTCCCTTTAATTCGGTGATTTTCCAAAGAAATCTCATGGTTCACCAACATTGACGGGGGCAACAATAGCCAAAAACTCGTCCATTGTGGTTGCCGCCAAAATAGCCGCTTCTTTGGCATTGCAATCAGCAATAATCTGCGCTCTTTCAGCTACCACAGCGTCAGGAATAGCCACATCACGCTCGGCTTTGCGAATGACCATCCAATCTGTGCTTGCCAATTGTGAGTTAGCCGCGGCCTTAATTTGAGCAATCCATTGTGACTTCAAGCCTTTGGTAACGCTTGCATCTTCATTGGTCACATCTTCCAAAGCCTTTGGCGTATTGGTGTATGTGCGGGTAACAACAGAGCCGTTAACTTCATAGTGGGAAAAAGTTACCCAATAAAAGCGTTGGTCTTTTTGCTCACCTTCCACCACTTCCAATGCACCTTGCTCAACAGCAAAAGCATGGTTAGGGTTTGATGTGTCAGGAAAGAGAGTTGCTAGTTCACCAACTTTGGTGACTTGGTTATCGGTCAAAAGTGCGTACATGAGTTACCTCGCTAAAGAATACTTAAATGGGTTTTCGGCAAAGGCCGCAAAGATGTAGGTGTCTGCGTTATTATTTTCACCAGCGTCTGCTGAACGAATTTTGAATCCATTGCTAAGAAAATCAATTGCATAGTCAGCAGTTGAAACTTCAGCGTTTGACAAATTAGGGAACAAAGCACTATTTACCACATTGTATGTACTGCGTTTTGCATCCCATACACGCCATGATGAACCCGCAAATGTTGAACTCTTTATCAATACATAAGCAGGACGCATACCCGTGAACACAAATGGGCCGTCAGCAGAACCATTGCCTGTGTAAGAGCCAAACTTGCTATACCCTGCTACTTCTGCAAAGCAATAGGCGACAAATGTATTACTGCCTGTCCATGCTGTACCAAGAGAAAAAACAGACGATGTAGGGCTTGTTGCGTTCCAAAGTGTTGTTGATGAGGCAGATGCCGCTGTGTTACTTAAAGAAACATAAGCAGATGCACCCAAACTGACATGGTAGGTGTACCACTCATAAGCAACATTGCGACCTTTAACAATAACCATGCTTGGTGCAACACCCAAACCATGACCTACAGTTGCAGTTCCACTTGCTTGTGAAGTAAACGTGGCAATTGAAAACCCACTTGTAGTGTTTGCGCTTACTGTTGAAGTGATTGACCCTGCTGTGTTGGTGACTGCGGTTGCATTTGACGCTCTCCATTGCCAACCGACATAAGTAGAGCCTGATTGGTTTGTATTTCCACCAGCACCCGCATTAGAACCTAATGTGAAGCCATTGCTATTGAATGACAAAAACTGGTCTGTACTTGTGGATTCAGCGGCAGTTGAACTTGAAGCCAAATACTTGTCATAACCCCTAACAGAATCAATCAACACATGGTTTGATGATGCACTTCTAATCTTGAGCCATACCCAATCAGGTTGGAATCCTGAGTTCGTAATGACTTGCGTTGCACCTGTACCTGTGTAAGTGTTTACACCAAAGTATTTGTCAGCAGTTGTCGCAGTAGTCGCACCAATGGTAGGCGTAGGCAAGTTCTGTGTGCAAAGTGCTTTGTAGCCTGATGGGGCTGTGTAGGCAAATGGGCGTTGACCGAAGTTCAAACTTGTTGTGCCGTTATTTCCACTAGAACCAAGAGAATACGCAGGGAAATATGGGCCACTTGTTAAACCGCTAAATGCCGTACCTTGGCTTGTTCCATTCTTGTAGAACACTAATGTTCCTGCGTCAGCATCAAACGCAACACCAACTACATCACCATTGGTAAAACTTGCACCATAAGATGAGCCAATATTGTTAGTATATTTTTGACCTGTTGCGCCAAAATATCCCCAACCATAGGCATCAAAACCAATGTAATTGTTTACAGTTGCAGAACTGGTAACAATACCAAACAATCGCCCAGTATTATTGGTTGCGCCTAGTGTGTATTCCCAATACCACTTGCCAGAAGTCACTCCAATAGTTGCGGGAACCATTGGGTAATATGAACCCGATGTGTCAGGAACAACATCCAAATTGCCGTTGCTTAGTGTGGCACGACCTGATGTATTACCAACAGCGTTGAGCGTAGCGTAGTTACCACGCACCTCACCACCCACACCAGTATCAGTTCCATACGATGTAGGTGAATCTACAAGTGAATCATTCCCGCTACCCGAAGTAACGCTGAAGTTATTAGGTGTCCAGTTGTTGCCGTTACCTGAGTAATCTTTGCCCAAAGTAGCCGCAGTTGTGTTGCTGTTATCTGAGAAGTTCAGATAGAAGCCGTTAGTGCCGTATGAGCCAGCGTAGGCAATAGGAGTCCATACGCCTGTTTGTGCGTTGGTTTCTCCAAAGGATGATGGGGTTAATTGAGAGCCATCTACAAAGTTAATTTCTGTGTGATAGCCATCAAAATATGAAGTTCCAGTACTTGGGTCACGACCTATGTTGTGAGCATTTGCCGTGTTGATTTGCATATCCAAATTTTGTGATGGATATGTGCTTGCTGAAAATGCAGTTACTTCAGTTCCATTGGCATAAATCCGCACTCGATTTGATGCAGTAGCCTGAGTTGTGTCAACGGCAAGAACAATGTGATACCAAGCAGATGGGTCACGATAAACAGGCGTTGTTGCTAGGCTTGTCCCGTTGTTGTCAACAAGTTGCAAGGCATTTGGATATGAGCCAGAGCCTGTGTTGATGAAACTAAATAGCGTGTAAACCCCTGACGATGGGCGGCAAGCAAGTAAACGCCAATCATCTGATGCTGTAAGTTGCCCACGCTTAAGCCATACAGAGTAAGTCCAAGTCTTTCTGTTTGTAGCACTTGCAGGAGTACGATTTAGATAAGCAGAGTCAGCACTATTAAAGCGCAAACTGCGTGAGATTTGATAGCCACCATTGGAGACTTGTGTTGTGTTAGATGAAAACATTATTCACCTCACAAGTAGTTCTGTCCGGCAACACTGCCCCACCAATAAGTGCCATCTGCTGTGAATACAAATTTATCCCCTTTAGATGCCGTGGATGTAATCGTAGGTGCAGTGCTTGAAGGCCACTTAACCGATGAAGGCCAAGTTACTGTGCGTGAGCCTGTAGCATCTTGCAATTGAAGCAACATAAACGATTTGCCAGCAGTTGCAGTTGGAAATGTGTATGTACAGTTGCCTGTCAAAGTAATAATCTGAACTGTGCCGTTGGTCAGCGCAATCGTGATCGCTGTGCTTGAGTTAGCAGAATAGGGCGTTTCAACATAGTTGGTTATTGTTGGGTTTGTCGCCAAAGCCAATACAGTACCCGAACCGCTTGTTGTGTAGCTTGTTCCCCAAGCTGTGCCTGTGGAGTTGGGAATCCCTGCGCCTGGGTACACCTGACTTGCAAAACTCAGCGTTCCACTTCCATTTGTGGACAAAAATTGACCGCTTGTGCCATCAGCGCTTGGCAATGTGAAACTTGTGGTTGAGGCGGTATTTGGGCCAACCAAGTTGACCGCACCGCCCAATGTTGCTTGAAAAGTTAACTGTCCCATGATGTTTCCTTACGGTGCAATGATTAGCTGAGAGGCGGTCAAAGCGCCTGTGCTTGGGTTGAATTTAAGTTTAGTAGAACTGACATATTCTGTGGTCAGATTGCCTGTTGTCACACTAGCAAACAATGGGTAACGGGTCGCATTTGTCGTTGTGTCATCAGTCACAGTCGCATAAGCCGCAGGGGTTGCCCATGTTGGCGCACCTGAACCATTAGAAGTCAGAACTTGGCCTGATGTACCCGCAGCAGTAAAAGCGTAAGCCGTACCCGTTCCATATGGCACAGCGCCAGCGGTAGGCGTTGCGGTTGAATTTGTACCGCCTTGAGCAATTGCCACTTGACCAATGATGTAGCCAGTATCAATGGAATTATTCATTGGGTTGATCCACAGCTTGCCGTGAACATTGTTTGCATACAAGCAAACACCCATGTGAACCGCATAATTTGGTGCGCTAGGCTCAGTCTGAGTCAATGCACCAGCAGTTGAAGCAGACAAGTAAATTTGTGCGCCAGCCGTAAAACCGTTGGTATTTACATCTTCAACAATACCCTGAGTGACAACATAGCCGTTTGTGTTGTTAGCAATATCTTGAGCAGCAATACCAATTACTTGGGATGTTGTGTAAGCATTTGCCTGGGCAAGAATAACATTGCCGATCTGACCAGTTGAGCCAGAAATATAGACAACCTGACCCTTGGTAATTGTTGAGCCAGTTGAGTTTCTAACTTGTTGCTGAAGCTGCTGACCAACACGAACAGCGTTGTTTGTTGTGTCGTTGTAGTAAGACAAACAAGCAAAACTTGAGTCATACCAAGTGCGACCAGAAACGTATGAGGGCGCAGCCGATGCAGTCCAATCTTCATAATTGGAAACTGTTGGATTAGCCAATGTCAAGGCTGTAATTGTTGTTGCCGTACCACCTAAACTGACCGCTGTTGAACCCAAAGTAATGCTTGAATTGTTCAAAGCACTATTAGGAATGCCTGAGAAATTTGTGCCTGTCAGCGTTGGAGTGGTTGAATAAGATGGTGTCGCACCACCCACCAAAACACCCGTACCAGTTGCCAACATTGCTGTTGTGCCACTTGCTGATTGGTAAGGAATAGAACCACCCGCACCGCCTGCAAGGTTTGTAGCGGTTGTGGCTGTCCCTGCGCTGCCGCCAATTGACAACCCTGATGCAGTACCAGTCAACCCTGTGCCTGGGCCTGTAAACTGTGTGTTAGCCGTGATCGTTGTACCTGTAATCGCACCCGCAGTCGTGCCACCAATTGTCACCGCATTCAGCGTTCCACCCGTAATTGCCACACTTGAGGCATTTTGAGTGGACATTGTTCCCAAGCCTGAAACTTGAGTGTTTGCAATGGCAATATCAGAAGCCGCCAACACGGTCAATTGACCTTGTGCGTTGACTGTCGCTGTCAGAGTCTTAGATGCAGAGCCGTATGCGCCAGCAGTCACACCTGTATTGGTGATGCTGAACGCATTACCCGCCAATGTAAGGCCAGTTCCCGCTGTGTAGCTAGAAGCCACAGAGAAGTTAGACCATGTGACTGCTGTTGTGCCTAAAGTACCGCCTGGCTGTGCCGTACAGTACCAAGCAGTTCCTGAAAGTGTGCTGCCTGTCTCAACAAATGTGATGGCAGAAATTAAATCTGTCCAAACATCAGCATCAAGCGCTCTTGACCAGGCAGTCGCAGAAGCCAAATAAATGCCGTTTTGGGACGATGTTGATTGGTTTTTGACCAATACCCTATCACCCGCAACCACAGTCACGCCATCAAGCGTTTGTAGTCCTGAAAGTGTGATATTTGCTGTTGTCGCACACAAAACTGGTTGCTTCCATGACAAACCCGCAGCAAAGTAATCAAGATATGTTTTGTTGACTACATCATTTCCGCTTGTTGGGGCAGTTGAAACAGTTGCAGTTGTAAAAGCAGCAGACGATGGGCTTGTTGCACCAATGGTCGTGCTGTTAATTGTGCTGTTTGTGATGCGCAAACCAGATTGATCGGGGTTTGCTGTTGCATAAAATGGCTGACCCTGCCCAATAAACGTGTTGAACGTATTGTCAACATTAAACAGAGCCTGAACAGGCAGAATGTTTTGTTGTGTGGTGTTTGCAGGGTCAGACATAGCGCCTCATTAAGATTGGTCAGCCGTAGCAGTCACATACACGATGGATGGGCCAGTAGCCGAACCAATCATGCGAACATAGAAAGGCGTTGTAGGACAAGCCAACACCAATGGTGCTGTCATGTTTGCAGGCAACACAAAGTCACCCGTTGTAGAACCGCTGACGGGAAGCACCGCAGCGCCCACGTTAGCATCACCCATTTTGATCGCAACATTGGTAGAACCCGTGTTGAGAAATGAGCAATAGTTAACCTGGTCGTTTGTGCTGTCCTCAATCAGAAGTGCAGCTGTGGATGTAGCACCTACTGACTGAGCATAGGTAACACCCGCCTGACGCAATACTGATGTATTAGCCATGATTAAACAGCGTTTGAATCAAGGGGCAAATACTCAGGGCGATTCACAACCACGGTATAAGTACCCGCAGCGGCTGAAGCGCTTGAGCCTGTTGCATTTGTGAACTGAACGATCAAAGTATCAGCAGCAGAAACGTAAGCATTGGCAATGCCAACACCAGTCGTTTGTGCAGCAGGCAAAGACACTTGAACGGCATCACCGACCTTCAGGCCAGCAACGGTAACAGTCTTGGATGCGCCAGAAGTGGCAACGGTTGTGGCTGTAAAAGTCACACCCATAACGAATGCGTTGGAGATGTTTCCACGCAGAATGGTCGTTTGGAGAGCCATGATGATTCCTTTAGAGAATGATTAAATTGTAACGCCAAATAAAGAAAAAGCCACCCCTTTGACAGAGTGGCTTTCTTCTGTTTTATCTCTGATTAAAACTCAGAGAAGTCATAACCGTAAACGAAAATGTCCACAGTACCGCCAGAGACGGCTGTGCCAACTTTCACATACAGGTTTTGTGCTGACAAGTTAGCGTTCTTAGTTGCGGACACAACTGTGGAGTTGGTCACATAAGCTGAAGAAGTGTTGCCTGTCAAAGCAGCGTTAGTCACGATTTCTGTGCCTGTGCCGTTAACACCAGTCCAAATCGCTAAAGCACCGCTGCTAACGTCTTTGTTAGCGTTGGTGATAGCAACATTGGTCACAGCATAAGTTGTGGTGTTGTTAACGGGCAAAGAAACAGATGAATCACCCGTTTGGCTAATAGGCACGCCAGAAGCGTAAGCCAACAGGCGAATAGCCTGATTAGTAGCCAGATTGGATGGGTGAATGGATTGCGTACTTGCTGGGCCTGGATTGCTCATGATAATTTCCTTAAATTGAGTTTAATAACGGGAGGGTGATTAGCCCTCCCTAGACCATTAGGCTGCTACTCGGCAAGCCAATTCGGGGTACAGAGGCGCCCAGCCATACAAGACGTCCAAACGTGTAGGAATGGAGTCATTGTTAATGGTGTACTGACGCACAACACGCATTGACAAACCAATTTCCTTGTCGCTTGCACGACCAGCAAAATGCACGCCTTCAGGCAATTCCAGATCGGCTACTGCCAATGTGAAAGCATTGCGGTGCATGATGATGTTTTGTGGGGAAACAGTACCAGTCTTGTTAAAGAATGACACGGCAGCTGTGGTGCTAGTCGTTGGGATTGACACGTTCTGGAATTGACCAGCGGTAATCACAGCGGGGCTAACAGTCACTTGCATAGTGCCATCAGTACCAGTAGAGGCAGCCTTCACAACAAAGTTGCGCAGCTTGTTAGAGCCGTAAGCCTGTCGATTCTGGGGGTTAACTGCGTAAACGCCAGCGATCTGGAATGTATCGCCTGCATTCAACGCAACAGTACCAGTTGCAGTCAATGTGATGGTGCTAGAAGAAGCCCAACCAGAAGTCAGGAAACCAGCAGCGGCTGTTGTGGAAACGGTAGCTGTACCAGCGAATGAGCCAAATGTTTGGCTTACTACGTTCTGATCCATTTTCCAGTTCATACCAGCAGAGTCACGGCCCATCAAGCCCTTACGGTATTGCTCGCCAATAGCTTCTTGAGGAACAAACAAACCCTTCAGGCTGTCCACGATTGTTGCGCTTGTGAAAGGCTCAACGATACATGAACGACGACCGTCACGGGGTGCGCCTTCAGAGTCAAGGTAAGCACCAGCGGTCAGATATGTGATCAGACCAGTTGGGGGTGTGCCTGCTGTACCAACGATGTTGGCAGTTTGCAGGGTAGCCATTTGCATACCGTCACGGTCAATCTTGTTGGCGATTGCTGCGATGGCAGGCTTCAACACACGGTCAGAGAACATATCCAAGGACAAAGCCAAGTCTTGTGTTGTGAATTGTGTGTCAACGTGGAATTGAGTGCTGAGAGTAACGGGAACTGATGTCTCGTTGAAATCTTCAACATTCAATGCAGGGCCAGTAGTACCGATGAAACGACCAGGTTTGCGGACGTTAACGGTGTTACCGATTTTTGCGCCTACGACAGCGAATTGGTCGTCATAGTTGCGATCGACTTCAGAAGTGAAAGTCAGTTCATTTTCCAAGACCATCAACGCTTCGTTAGTGATCTTGCTAATCGTCAATAAATTGTTTGACATTTTAAATTACTCCAAAAAGATTAGGTTTACCGAATTTTTCCCGACTTGCGTGCGGCTTTCCAAGCCTGATATGAACCATGCCATTGACCATCGGTCGATAACGGTACATCAGGTTGTCCTGCCCCACCACGAATCGGTTGAATCGGTGCTGGTGCTTTACTTTTAACAACAGGGGCTGTCTGCTTGATTTCAGGCTTTGCCTCAAACCTTGCTTCTAGTTTCCCAATCTCTCTAAGCGCTGCATTTGGTGACAAGCCTGCGATCTTTTTGGCAAGGTCGTTGTTTTCAGCTAGGTGATACAGGATTTTTGGGCCTACATCACTCTCCAGAATTGCATCACGAACTGCGTTGTTTACAACAACATCGCTCGATGCTACCAGGTCATCAAAATCGGGCAACTCTGCTTTGGCTGCTTGAACCTTCTGCGCCCAAGATTGGATAATCTTTTGTTGCGCTTCTTGCTCTCTAGCCATCGCTTGCTGCCTGTCCCGTTCAGCCAATGCCTTTTCTGTCGAATACTCTGCAAGAGCCTTCGCATACTCAAACGCATCGGCGAACTGGCTTGGTTGTGGCTCTTGATCAACATTAAACGCCTGTTGTTCAGGCTGTCTATTTTGCTCTAGTGCCGCCAAACGCTGTTCTAGTTCTAACCTTGCTTGGCGTTCCCGCTGGGCTTCTAGCCTAGCTTCCTCACGTTGCTTGGTTATCTCTGAAAACCGCTTTTCAAGTTTAGGATTTTGCTTACGCTCACCCTCTTGGTTTGCTTCCTTTTCTGCCTCTTTCGGTTCACTCTGTTCTTCTTCAGCTACTGGCTCGGGAGGAATTTCCTCAACCGCCACAGGCTCTGAATTTGATTCAGCTAAACCTAATCTGTTTGCATAAAATTCTGCTGCATTCTCGCTTGTCAATACTTGACTTGCTTCTTTTTCGGACATACGTTTCCCAACGATTTGACCCCATGTGCCTCACGGGTACGGTTGTGGTTAATCTACCACAAAATCTTTTAAATTCAAATAGCCCGTTCGGTTGTCTCGGCACTAGCGTTTTTAAGCGCTAATTTGTCCAAAGTAGCCAAACGAATCGCAATCTCTGCCTTCATGCGCTCAATCTCAAGTTGGGTCTGAGTCTTGACCACAGTATCGTGTGCCTGACCCTCAACCTTCATGCGCATCTCGTCACGGTCGCTTGCCTCACGCAACTCAATCTCATGCGCTCTGTTGGTTTCTTTGATCAATGTGCGTTTAGTCTCGGATTCCTGACGCAACTGCTCAACGTCCATGCGCTGTTTGAGCAACAACTCTTTGGCCTGAAGCGCCTGTGTAAGTTCCTGAATCTGCTTCTGTGACATAGCCAACTGCATCTGCACTTGGGGAGGCACTTTGGACTTATCGTCAATCTGAGCCATTGGGTTGGCTGCGGCAAGGCGGTCAGCGATGATGTCAGCGCCAGGCCAATCCATGTTGCGGAACACCAAATCACCAGCCACTTGCATGAGTTCAGGGGCAGCAGACAGGAGTGGCAACATATTGTCCACAGCCTCTTGGCGCTTGCTGTTGTAGCCTGGGCCTGTCTCCATAACCACATCGTACTGACCGACAGTAACGTCATTCAACACATGGTCAACAGATTGGCGTTGGTTGATGGTCAACAACTCGGGTTTGCCATCGTCACCAATAATCCGCATCACACGCTCTGTGTCATAGATTTTTGGAATCAAATCAAGGCAAATCTTGCCAATGTGGGCAATTGAACGGGTCAAATTGTCGTAGTAATCAAAGTTTGTCAGGTCAACTTGTTGTTGTTGACCATTCAAAGCCTTGCCTGAAATATTGCCCTGACCAAGCTGTGCAGGGTCAAAAATGCCCATGATTGACTTAATGTCATCGTCAACACCAGCGGCTGCTGCCATCACGCCCGTTTGTGGAGGCTCGGGTTGCAAACGCTGTGGAGGAGGCGCAGGGCGACCATCAATGTCAGTCTGCTTGTAACGCAACAAAGGGAAAGACTTGATGTTGGCATTAGCCCAATCGCTCTCGTGACCCTCGTCTTGGCCTTCAGCAAGCAACCATTTGGCCTTGGGTGCAAGTGCAACGCCTTCGGTAATCGAAGTCTGCCAGAAGTTGTACATACGCTGTGGGTCTTTGGCATAACGAATCATGCCAAACTTCTTGCGCTTGTCTCCAACGACAATGTGGCGACCATAAACAGGCACGATTGGGATGTATTTGCCAGCCCAATCACGTTCCTCAAGAATCTCAACCGCAGTCATCTTGCAGTATTTGATGGATTTCTTGTAAGAATCACGCTTGTCCACCACTGTAATGCCGTAAGCCGACAGGCGGTTAAAAAAGTCTTTGTCATCAGCAAATGTGGCTGAACCATCGCTCAAAAGGTACAAAGTAGCCTTTTCTTTGACTGTGTAGTAATA